CCCAGACGTACCAATCACCTGTAGAGTCTGTACGTTTAACTAGCACAAACCTAGCGCCAGAAGTAAAACCACAGTTAACATTTACATCAGACCCTGTGCCTGTGTAACTATCAACCTTTGATATTCCGGGGACTGTTGCGAATAAGTAGACCACAAAAGTGTCGCCAGATCCGTTTACGCTCCCATCTGTACCTACCGTAAATTGTGTTGCTGTTGGTGCTGTGCTTTGCCATAAAGCAAAAGTAGCGGCGGCGCCGTTTGTGTTAAGAGTTAGGTACTGATCTATATCTATACTTTTTGAATAGACAACCCATGACCTCGTTAGGTTTCTTTTCCTTAGAATAAATAACTCAGGGGCAACACCAAGGTTGTGGGGAATGGTCATGTTACTACCCGTCCCCGTATAAGTCACAACATCAAAGAACCCCGGCGCTCTGCGGAAGTTATATGTAATTATAGTGTTGTTTACGGAAGCGCTAGTTTCAAATCCTGACCCTACGTTATTGTCCCAAAAGTTAACTGTTCCTGTAGTTTCTGCTGACGTTGAGCTACTAATCAAATAGTTACTGCCGGTCATCCTGTTGCGAACTACTGCATTAAGAGAATTTCCAGAAAGATACCCTTGAATATAAAAATCTGTAGGGTTGCCAAGGTAACCGTGCATTCCGTTAGACGAGGATATGTTTCCTTCCAAGTCGTATTGATACAGATAAGTAGGAGCAAACAAATCAGTAGCCGCAAACTCTTCTGCTGGCTTGTGGGGTCTGCGGATGGCTACGTAGATGTAGGTTCCTCCAGATGCATTAACGGAAGAGCCAGACGTGTTTAGTTTAAACCCATTGGCTGTTGGGTTTACATTGTATGCCGCATAAGTGCCTTCGGCTGACGAAAGGTTTGGCGATAAATATGTCATGTTGGCCCCAACCGCTGTAAAGCCACGCATATTATCATACAAAAACCAGTCTTGAGTTGCGTCTGTTCTTTTTAGCAAAAGCCACTGCGGCTCAAATCCAAGGTCGATTGTAGGGCCGTTACTGCTTCCATTACCCGTGTAACTCCCACACTTAATAATCGACTCGTCGGAGTTTGTGCCAAAGTCTTGGGCATCGTGGGCAAATATGTAGGCTATGTAGGTTTGACCTGCCTGATTCAATTCAGAGTCGCTATTTACTGTAAAACTTGAATCAGTAACAGAATGTAAGTATCCACCCGCAGATGAAGCACTTGTTGAATTAAGAAACATATTATGGTTAGTAGCTAGACTACGATGCCAAACAGTCCAGTTCCCAACTCTACTAACAGCTTTTTGGATAATCATTCCCGGGGTAGCCCCTAAGTTATGATTAATAACATGGGGATTTAAGCCATTCCCCGTATACGTTACAACATCAAAGAACCCCGGTTGCTTGCGGAATGTCCAAGATGCGTAGTTAAGACCAGATTGGTTATATTCGTTTTGATAACCAACCCTAAAACCATCTGAATAAAACGCATTAACACCCTGATATGTATATTCAGCCCAAGTCTGATCGCTTGATAATGCCTTAGTAGCTCCACGGGCAGTATCAAAAAACCCGTGGCTTTGTGCGTTTGTACGGCCTTTAATCCAAACCAAACCACCCTCTCCAGAAAGGTCAATTTCGTTGGTTATGGTGTTACTAGAGGGGGCATTACCTGTGTACAAATACGTTGAAAACACATCGTCAACGTAAACAGCTTCGCCAGCGTTGCCAGCGGCGGCTTGAATTGCTTTTAAGGTTGCGCGACTCATCCGAGGGCTTGTCCTGCTGTAAATCCGTAATAGGTGGTTCCGCCGTCATGCGTAATGAATACAAAGTAATCCACCGCGCTGGCAGTAGCCGTTAGCGTTGGCGCTGTGGCTGAAGGCCAATCTACAGACGCAGGCCAAGTGACCGTAAAGCCAGAGGCACTGGCGTCTTGCACGATCTTTAGCGTAAACGCAGATACCTTGCCGCTTGATGCTGGGTTGCTGAACGTAAACGTGGTGTTTTCTGTTAGCGTGTGGCTAAAATTAGTGCCATCTTGAAGGTTGCATGTTGTCGCATTACTCGTTGATGTAACCGCCGTGTATTCCTCAGAAATGCCGTTATCAAATGTCACTACGCCGTTGGCATCTGCGGTAGCCGCTTTAGACGCCTCGGTTAACCCCAGCGTGGTGATGTCAAGATAGTTAATTTCTGCCGTGGTTGCTGTAACACCGTCTAAAATGTTCAGTTCTGCCGTGGTTGCTGTAACACCATCAAGGATATTAAGCTCTGCCGGAGTAGACGTGACCGCCGTACTATTGATAACAAGTTGATTGGAGTCGTCCAGATATACCGACTTCTCAGCAGGGTACGCAATAAACACGTTCTTACTACCAGCGCCGAAGCTGACTGCCGATCCGCCGTTGGAGCTTTCCAAGATGGTCGTTCTGGCTAGCGTGTTGCCACCACTGGAATACGTCCCCAGCCCGATCTCGTAGTCAGAGTTGGTCACGTCAATGATTGCGTAGTACGTTGTGTCTGTGTCAGACAACACCGCCGAGAACGCTTGGAAGTTCGCTACGGCACCGCCCAGCGATATCGCTCCTGTGCCGGTAGTGGTGGTTGTCTCTTTTACTCTGTCTTTAAGGACAAGTGCCATTGTCTTCTCCGATTAACTATTCTGGCTCAGTAGGCCAGTTAATGCTGTTTGGGAAACCGGCTTGCGAAGGGACATCGCGCAGTCCCTGACGGTATGCCTGCCAAGCTGTTTTGTCGGTAGGGGCATCTGTCAAGACCGCCCAATCAGAGTCGCGAAGCAACATGTCGCGCCTGCCTCGAACTTGCTCTGCCGCCTCTTCATTAGAGACAACGACCACTGGTGCGGTAAACACGCCATCAGCATAAGTCCACCCAATAGAACCTTCTGTTGCTTCTACTAGATTTGGCAAGAAGTCTAATGATTCGACTTCAATCGTGTTGACGACTACGCCATTTTCAATAACGTGTGCTTTCATTATGCGTACTCCTCAACGACAATTATTCCGGCTTTTCCATCAGCGCCAGAAGAATAATTACCGCCCCCGCCTGAACCGTATGCTTTGCCTGCTTCCGCGCCGGATGCAAATCTAGCCCCGCCACGGCCCCCGCCTCCATAAAACGATGAACCTCCAGTTCCTCCACTACCATTAGCCGCTGTCGTCGAGCCTCCATCGCCTCCGGTTATGTTGTAATCTCCAGCACTTGCCGTGCCGCCGGTTCCTCCGGCATAAGCAAAACTTTCAGCGCCACCATCACCCCCGGAACCTCCGTTCCCGGTTCCATAAGACCCAAAGCTAGAGTTTCCTCCGCTGGAGCCATCTGCACTGCTACCCGCAGAACCTCCAGAACCTATCGTAACTGCAACAGTGCTAATAGAGCTTACATCAACAACCTTTACGCTTGTTCCACCCGCACCTCCACCAGCCCCGGCGTGATTAGAAGTACTAGAGCCACCGCCACCACCGCCTCCACCTGTAACATAAACTCTTACCTTTGAAATACCGGCTGGCTTAGTCCAAGTCCCAGAACTAGTAAAGACCTGCATTGACTGAAGGCCACCGCCCCCCGCCGCCGCAAAACTTAAATTGCCGGAGCCGTCCGTCTTTAAAAACTCATCAGCACTACCGTCCGCCGTGGGAAGAGTAAGCGTGTAGCTAGAGCCTACTGTCGCCGCCGCCTGCAACGCCACATATTCGCCACCAGTGCTGTCTTGCAAGCGGAGGTCGCCCTGCCCCGTCAGGTCTACCTGCGTGGCTGTGACATTTCCGGTGACATTTCCGGTGACATTTCCGGTGATATTCCCGCTAAATGATGTGGCGGTAACGCTACCAGACACAGAGACATTGCCCGAGGCGTCCCTGTTAACTGATTTGCCTGCGGGGTAGGTGATAAACACTTCTTTGCTACCTGCTGACAAGTCAACAGCAGAGCCGCCATTTGAACTTGCCAGCACCGTGGTGCGCGTCAGGGTGTTTCCGCTGGTCGCATAGGTGCCGAGGCCAACCTCAAAATCCTGATTGCTGTCATCGACAATAGCGTAGTAGGTGGTGTCACCGTCCGACAGGACCGAGGAAAAGGCAACAAAATTGACCTCTGCCCCGGCGAGCGTAATCGCTCCCGTGCCTGTCGTGGTAGTGGTTTCTTTTACGCGATCAGCAACGACCAGAGCCATGATTATGCAATCCGAATAATA